GAATCTGGCTGTAGAGGACTGGCCCTGCGATGTTCAAGCCGTTGCGCTCAACGCCAGGGTTGATCTCATACGCCTCAAAGTAGGTGCCGCGAAGCGTCGTGTTGGCGATGCTCGTGACTTCCTGCGAAGGAGTTGCCTCATTCGCGTAGAGGACGCGGGTTGCGGTGGCAGCGGAACCAGCCGTTGATTCAAGCGCTCCCACGAGTTTGAGTAGCTGATTGACTGCCATTCTGAACTCCTTATGCTGCTTCTACTGAGGACAGGGCGTTTGCCCGCTCAATGTATTTGCCTAGAACTGCGTCAGCCGCCTGCTGACCTGCTTCTTGTGCCGTGCCCGTGGACGGCGTGACGAATGGTTTCGCCTGCGCGCCAGAGTGCTCAACCAGTTGGGCATAGCCCAGACCGATCTTCAAGAGGTTCTGCCCGCGCGGCCTGATCAGGTGGTCTCTCGTACCAAACTCGATCAGGTGGCGGTGATTGCTGCCCTTGCCCATTGCCGCCGCGATGACGCCGATGGTGCCAGCCTGCCTGCGAATCTTCTTCGCGTTGATGGACTTGTAGAGGTTGCCGGTCTTTCGTCCGACGCCGCTCGTGATGTAGAACTGTTGAATGACGCCGCGCATTGCCTTACCAGCGGCGTCGCGCATCTCTTCAAGCAGGCTGGTGACAGGCCCTTCGTAGAACTGCGAGGCGTAGCGCTCGGTGAACTCGGTCTCGTACTTGAGGCTGAAGGATGTCTGTGCCATTACGGGGCGATGCTCGCCAAGACTTCTCGGGTTGTCACTTCCACCTGCATCTCGATCACGGCGAACATCTCGCCGCCGTACTCGGATTCTCCCATACGGATATCCGGCACGAGTGCCTTGACCACGACATTCGGCAAGCCGAGCTGCATATCGCTGACCACGCCCTCAACCAGCACATCGCGCCAGGCGTAGAGCGCCTTGACTGCGCGGTCGGTGCCCATTCCCTTTGCCACATAGAAGCGCACAGGGAAGCGGTGGATCTGTCGCACGAGGCGATTCGGGCCGTACTCTGCCGTCGTAGAAGGCGGGAAGACGACCACGGATGGGAAGACGGAGATCATATCTGGCGGGTTCGCCGTTGCCAGCCGCACCTCGTCGTAGCCCGCAGGGGGCGTCGTGTTGGCAGCCGAGAATCGATTGGCGAGCGCCGTGCCGATGGCGTAGGTATCCAGCGCCATTTAGACCGCCTGGGCTGCGACGCGGTAGGCGCGCAGCATCTGCTCCACATCTGGGTCAAGGCGTGCGAGCAGACGCATCTGCCCAATCTCAGGAGCCGAGGCGATGCCGAAGGGGGTGTTGCGCCGGTTGAAGATACGACCGCTCTGGATGATGCAGCTCATCTCAATCGGTCGCGGCACTGAAGGCCAGCCGCGTGTGCCGACGATCTTGACCGCCTTGACGATCTCAACAGGGAAGGTGTTTGCACCTTCGGTGAGCGCGATCACTTCGGTGAACGGTCGTCCAGTGGTGGCTGCGTTGAACGGCGCGAGCGCGCAGTCCGTGTTGATGACCCACGAGGTGCTATAGGTTCCGTTGGCATCGCCGTCAGTCGTGATCGCGGAGACGCTGGCGAAGTCGTCAATCGGCTGCACGAGGTAATCCTGCGCCGTGTAGAAGGCGGTGCTCGCAGCGGATTGGTAGAAGAAGCGCCCGCAGTAATCGTCAATCAGTCGGCTGACCGACTCGATCACGAGTTCCAACTCGGTGTCCGAGGTGGCGTCAATGATGCCGAGGGCCTGCTTGACTGCGCTCCCAGTGGTGTAGCCGTTCGTGATTGCCATCAGGTCTCCTTGATTGGTTGGACACGCTTGAGCGCGTCAGGGTCGCCAGCATCCTGCCAGCCGGACACGATGAGTTCCGTGAGCGGCTGGTGAGGTGCGTATGACCTCAGAACATCAGCCATATGCACTTCATTGGTTGAGCCGAGTTTGAGGTCATAGCAGATGTCATTGAGGAGTTCGCGATTGGTGAAGCGGTAGATGCCGCAGCATACAAGCACTTCGGGAATGCCGCGCGTCCAGCCGCCTTCGGTGGAAGCGTCGTAGTAGTCCCAGATTCGCCACGGTGCCGCAGCTACGCCCACCCAGTCGCCATCCTGCGTCGGCACCTGCGGGAGCAGGGTATCGGCGAAGAGCACCGTGAGCGCGCCGCCTGGAAGCCCCGTAGAGGCACTCAGGAGCGCCCCAGACGGGCCGTCTGCCTCATCGTGCGGAATCACCCCAGCCAGCCAGGGAGCGGCGCTGAGCACCGATTTCTCGTCGTCTCGCCTCACTACCGCGTAGGTCGGCTGTTTGCCAGCCGCGCGCCTGTGCCACTCGTGCACGGGCAGCCCAGCCGCCTCAACGAGCAGTTTGTTCGTGCCGCCTAATCGAGTTGCCTTGCCAGCGGCGAGGATGACGATCACGGTCGGCTCTCGTGCTTCCATTCGTTGCTGAGATCGTAGAACCAGGTCGCTTCTTGCACGAGCGTGAATCTTGCACCGTGGTCAAGCGCCTTGACCCAGAAGTGCCAGTCGTAGCCCTTGATGAGATCAAAGCCGCCCAGCTCCTTGAAGAGCGCTGTGCGGACGATGGCGTTGTGGCTGACGATGCTGCCAGATCGCAACGCGCTCGGCTCAAAGCCGACGCGGTACATCCTTGCACCGTCATCGTAGGAGTAGGCGATGTCAGAGCCGTCACGCTCCGCAGCCTCAACGAGCGAGGACAGATGATTGGGATACAGATAGTCGTCATCGTCTAGCAGCGCGATCCACTTGGTCTGAGCAGCAAAAGCCAGATCGTTCTTCATCGCCGCGCCCCCGCGTCGTGCGTAATCCACGCCGATGAGGTGTGCGCTTGGCTGAAGTATCTGCGTTCGCACCGAACCAACGGCTCGCTTGAGCAGCGTCTCGCGCTCAGGCAGCGTTGCCGTGACAACCGTGACGCTCATTTGCTCTTGGCGGCTCGCCGCTGTTCGCGGTTCAGGCCGCTTGCCTTCGGGATCTCAGACTCAATCTGCTTCAGGATCGGGCGCCAGTGCTCGGCGTAGACCTTGTCGGTGCTGTAGTTAGATGCAAAGGCAACCGCCGCCTCGGACGCAGCCTTCGCCTTCTCCGTGTCGCCCTTGAGCGCGTAGGACTGCTCCAGCGCGTCCACAATCTCGTCCACATTCGGGGTCATCCACCAGCCGGTCTGCAGCTCATCCCACTCAGGCTGACCGCCGACCTTCCAGCCAGCGCCCACGAGTTCGGGCATCGCCGTCCAGTTCGTGACGATGACGGGCGTGCCGCACGCCTGCGACTCAATGGTCGGGATGCCGAAGCCCTCGCCCTTGCTGGGCTGGAGGAGCACATCGGCAGCCGTGTAGCACTTCGCGAGCACCGCCTGATCCAGCCCCTGCCGGTAGGCGAACTGCGGAACAGTGCGGATGCGATCCATCGGAGCATTGACCGCCTTGAGCAGCCGCTCCAGCTTGGTGCCATTGGCAAGACCGAACATCTCGGTGTGGAGATAGAGGTAGGCGTCGGTGTGCTTCTGCGCGAAGCGGCTCCACGCGAGGAGCAGTTCGGGCCACGCCTTGCGGATCGGGGTGACCCCCTTGTTCGCCTGCGGGCAGATCGTCAGATGCGCGTCCTCAGGAATGCCGAGGTCGGCGCGGATCTTGGAGGGAGTTGGCTTGAAGATGTCGAGCGGAATGCTGTGCGGCGCGTAGAAGAGTCGGTCGCGGTCAACGCCAGCATCGAGCAGCTCGCGCTCGCCGAAGCGACTCATCGCGATAGCCCACTTGCCCTTGCCCCGTCGGTTGAACCACGCCTTCACCTCTTCAGGCACGACGCTGTGGTCAACGGGCGTCCACGATGCAATCGGCATCTCGTCCCATTGCTGAGACTTGTAGACCCAGACATCGTAGAGCGTGATGCCTAGCCCTGCGCCATCCTCGGTCGTCTGGTTGATCCAGTTGCCGATCTGCGCGGGCGTGAGGTCATTGCTGTAGGCGTCAAGCCCTTGCCCCATCACGGGGATGCCAGGTCGCCACTCCATCGTGGAGCCAGCAAAGCCGTAGTTCGCCATAATCGCGACCTTGTGCCCATCGGCGGCAAGGCGCGGCACGATCTCATTCGTCTGTGTTCCGTATCCCGTGGGTGCCCACGGCGCGTTAGATGTCCAACCGATTCTCACGGTAATGCCTCCTCCTGCTGTTTTCCCTCCCGCCGAGCCGAAGCCCAGCGGGAGGGTTTGATCTAAACCGTTAGATCTTAGGTGGTCGCCGAGACGAGCACCTTGACCGCGTTCAGGTCAGGGATGTTTCCGTCAACACCGTACAGAGTGCGTAGCGCAATCTGGTTTGTGTTGAAGAGGTAGTCGCTTGACGACGCAACCTCAATCGGGAGTTCTCGTACATAGTACGAAGGCTCGTGGATGATGGCCACTGACTTGGAGGCCGAAGCCACCGCTGCCATATGGACATTCTCCTTGAGTCGGTATCCCATCAGGGTGTCAGGCTGACCAGCGGCCATTGACGGCTGGAAGACGAACTGCCCGTTGAGATCCTGCAACTTGCGGAGCTTGCTCACTGCCGTCGTAGCCGCGTGCCAAACAGTGTTGGTGTTGCGATACGAAGGATTGAGCGAGTAAAGGACGGTTGCAAGGTCAAGCGCATCAAAGAAGGTCGCCGAGACGGTGCCTGCCTTTGTTGCGGTGCTCAAGCCCGTTGCCGCAGAGACGAAGCCCTGTGGCTGAACCGTGCCGGTGCCGATTGCCATCGCTGAACCAGCGACAAAGGCGATCTGCGCGCCAGCCTGTCGGCCAACCGTGCCGAGGATGTCAAAGCCCGCGTCGCGGACAAGTTCAGCCGACAAAAGCGTCAGGCTGGCGATCTTGTTTGCGTAGAGGGTGATTGACGAGATCGTTGGGTCGGCTGGGCTGATGGCTGAACCCTCGGTCACGAAGGCGGCTGACTGGTTCGCCGTCACGCGTGGCAGAGTGATCTGCTCGCCCGTGGTCGTGCGAAGTTTCGTCGCCCCGTCGTAGATCGGGTTGCCCTCAGTCAACGCGACGACAACGAAGTCGGCGAAGGTGACTGGGACGGTTGCGGCTGCGGATGCAAGAGCGCGGATCTCAAACTGAGCGCGTCGCTTCTCGCCCGTGGCGATTGCCCGAAGGACATCGCCATCGTTGTCAGCCTTGACTGCATTCTCAACCTTGAGTGCGCGCTCTGCGAGTGCGCCGATCTTCTCACTGCGCTCTTCAGCGGCAGCAACCTGATCCATCTTGGCCTTGCGTGCGGTCATTGAATCGTTCAGGCTCGTCCAACGAGCCTCTTCCTCTGCGGATAGTTCGCGCTTCGCGTCAGCCGCGCCGGCGAGGAGAGACTTAGCCTCTTCCCAGTCATTGCGGTACTGCTCGTGAAGCGTCTTGGTGATGTCAGACATTGGTCTAACTCCTTACGCTTTCTGGGTTTGGGGTTGATTGCGTCATCGGTGGTGCGTCCAGCGGTGGTGCCGTGAGGCCCTCGTGCTGCGCCCTAGCGAATCTGCTGTTCCAGTTTGGCAAGTGCCAACTGGCGCTCACGAACAGAGAGAGGTACGAGCCGATCATCGGCTGCCTCTGGCTCCGTTGTAGTCTCAGGTTCAGGCCGCAGGTCAGGACTGACCTTGCGGATTGCGAGATCGAGCGTTGCGGCTGAATCCGCATCGGGCGCTCCCGCGAGGAGTGAGTCAAAGGCACGCATCAGCGTGGATGGGTCAATCTCGGTGCGCTCAGAGAGCGAGCGGACTGCGCCCAAGCCGATGGTGGCTGGATAGGCTGGCTGGTTGCCGGTCAGGAGACTGACTTCGTGCAAGCGGATGTTCCGCAGCTCACGAACGCCGTTGTCGTCGTAGGCATCGCCCTTGTTGGGCACGGAGAACCCGAAGGACATCCCCATCGCCGCACCGTCTCGGCGCAGCATTGCGGCGAGGTCGGAGGCGAAGGTCACCTCTGGGTTGAGGGAGACGCGCACCTTGAGGCCGCGATCATCCTCTTCAAGATCCAGCGTGCCGGTCTTGGTTGAGCCGAGGAAATACTTCGGATCGTGATCCTGAAGCGCCTTGACTTCCCAATCGCCACGCTCGGCGGCAGCCACGCTCTTTGAGAACGCGCCTGGCTTGATGATCTCCCGCGTGCTCAGCCCTTCGGCTTCGGAGTTGAAGATGGCGGCATAACCCGTGAAGGTGTGCCCGTCCTCGCCTTCCGCGCGGATCTCCGTCTGGAACTGTCGGTACTCGATTGCCATCTTCGGTTTCTCCTTACGCTCGGCGTTCTCGACAATGTTGTCGGCCCACCGCTTACCCGCGTCGCCGCCCCATAGCGCCCACGCGATCCTGCCAGCGGACGGATAGCCGTCTTCGCCGGGGTTGAATCCTTGACCTTGCTTGTCTACTTCGTGTCGTGCAAAGAACGAGCGCGTTCGCATCACCGTGTCAAACGGTAGGTTGCGCCCGTTGATGATGTCGCGTGCGCGAGCTACGCCCACGAGGGTGCCGCCGCGTCCGAACTCAGCGCGCCAATCTAGGCCGCGCTTCGCCTCTGCCTGCATTGCCTCTGTCGGCATATAGCCGTCAGGGTTGATCGGAGCGCGCTCCTCGTTGCGGTAGCGCGGATGGTCTGAATGGAGCAGATCGTTGTCGCCAACATAGGCAGAGTTCTTTGGTGCGCCTGTGCGTGCGAGGAAGAGGAAGGCGTTGACCCTCGCCATTGACCACGCCGCTCGGCTCACGCCTGGGCGATGGCTGGCTGAATATGCGCCAGAGCCTCGTCGGTAGACGGAGCGCAGCGATCCGACGCGCACCCGCGTCCAGTTCGGTCGGTCTCCCTCTGCCATCTCCTCGTTGTGCATATCGGCTTTGTTCTGAAGCGCAGTCTCAGTGGCTTCAGTCAGGGTGATGTCGCCCGTCTTGTCGCCGGCAGATCCTGGCTCGTTCTCGTCGCTGCCTGTGATCTGATCTTTTGGTGGCGCTGGCGCATCTACGCGATCTTCGTAGTCTTCGTCGTCGTAGCCGTAGCCGTCATTGCCTTCAGCGGGCTGCCAGGCGTTGCAGTAGTACGCGCCGTTGACATAGGCATCCCAGCGCTCGCACCACGCCTTGTCGCCCTGAACATCGTCCTCGTTGTAGAAATAGCAGTTGCCGCAGGCGCGACCTTCAGGCACATCCTCGGCGAGTGCGGGTCGGTAGTTATCTGGCAAGGCGCGCTCGCCGCCAGGCTCAATGCCTTCAGCCTGCGAGATCGCGACCATCTGTGAGATGGCGTCCTCTTTGGTTGTGTGGCAGCCCATCACTTCGCCGTCTTGCTTGACGACCGCCCAGCCGCTGCACTGCTCGCTCTCATCGGTGATGAAGTACGGCATTACGGATCAACCTGGAAGTCGTAGATATGAAGATCAGAGTTGGCGGTTGAGGAGATTGCATAGAGAATATCTCCATTGGCAATCTTGAGCGTGACTGGCACATTTTTGTGGATTGAATAGCCACCGCCGATTGCGACCGCCGCGCCGCCGACATAGATAGTCTTATTGTAGTCATTGCCGAGCGTAATCTCGTGCGTGTTTTTTTCTGTTGCGGTTGCGATCGCAATGGCTGCTGTGCCAATAGTCACTTCAACTGATCGGAAACTCATCAGTTCACCTCAAGTTGAGCACGAGGAGATCTTCCTCGCGTCGTCGCTCTTCGTTCGTGCGGCCCCAGCCCCTGACGCGCAGTTCTTTGGTGTGGCTCGCCGCCTTGATGCGCCCTGCGTAGCCCCACGCGGAGCGTGTAGCCCGACCCTCGGTCGTCAGCGGTGCGCTGATTGCGCGACCAGCGAATCCCTGAGCGCCGCGAGCTGCGCCGCGACCAAAGGTGTAGGCGAAGACCTCGCCCTTGAAGGCGAGCGGCTGCGGCTTGAAGGCTGGTACTGGGCGCTGCGGGTAGTAGCCTGGGCGCGATGTCGCGCCTGGCTTCGTGCCCTGAGCCGTGCCCACGCTGTCGGTGACACCGCTGATCGAGGCTGCGATTCGCAGCACGCCCAGCACGCTTGCCGTGCTCGTGGTGATGCCGGTGATGACGCCTCGGTCGCCCTCGCGTCCACTCGCCAAGCCTGCGCTGGTTGTGACGCCAGCGACGATGCCGTCGGCTTCAGGCCCTAGACCCCATTCGTATGCATCCCAGATCGCGCCCTTCGTGGCGCTTGGTTGCCAACGGCCCGTCGCCATTGGTTAGGTCAGGGATTCGGTGATGTTCCCGCTGGCGAGCGTGTAGGTTCCCGTCGTGGCGTAGGTCTGCGAAGCATCGAGTGCGCGGCTGCCGTAGAAGGTGCCTGCGGTAGATGCTGACCAATAGCCGATGTGCGTGATCGTCGTGGAGCCTGGCACATCAAAGACAACTTCCGCGCTTGTCGCTGCGGTGCCACCTGATGCCGCTGCCCACGATGCCGCCTCGCGCGTGTACGGGGAGCCTGTGACCTCTGCGGTGCCAGCCGTGCCTGGGTCAGCCGTGTGCAGGCTGAAGTGCGTGACATTGCTCGTGATCGTGCCGAGCATCGTGTTGCGTGTCGTTGGGGTCAGTGCCATCGGTCTACTCCTCTACGATTGCGGTGATATTGCCGCTCTCGTCGCGCTCTACTCGGCGCGTGCGCGCCTCAGGCGTCGGAACGGTGACATTGATGATTGGCTGAATCACTTCGCGCTTTTCGCTCTCGTCGTCTGGCGCGCTCATTTGCTGAACGGTGACTGGTGCTGCGCCGCTGTGCCCGACCTTGATCCCGACGAGGCGCGCCGCCTGCTCCGGCAGGAAGCCAGCCTGCACGAGCTTCGCAACAATGTCCACCTTCGTGGAGAGCATCGCGGTCTCTGCATCGGCCTCATTCAGCGGCATTCGGTACGAGTCCCCTGAGTCAATCGGACTGAAGTCCTCAAACTTTCGGATGTCGTTCACATTGAGCCAGCCTTCTTGCAGCCCGACTCGGTAGGTGTCGTAGCGATCCTTCGTCGTGCCGCGCAGGATGGAGTCCATTGAGAACTTGACGAAGGCGTCTGGCAAGAGGATCAGCGTGCTGAGCGGTCGCTCGATCATCTCCACGAGCGGTCGCAGCGTGTATTGCACGAACGCGAGGTTCTGCTGCTCCACGCTGTTGTAGGACATCGCGCCTGGCGTTGTGACCTGCAAGAGATTTGGTGGGATGCGGAAGATGCGAGCGATCTCCTCAACCGTGAACTGGCGCGAGGCGAGTAGCTGCGCGTCTTCAGGTCGGAAGGTGAGCGCCTTGAAGGTTGCGCCGCCCGTGAGCACGCCTGGCGTGTGCATATTCTGCCCGCTGTGATGGCGTGCCCAGCCCGCCTTGAGTTGCTCTCCCTGCTCTTTGGTCAGGTCGGTCGGCACCTCAATGATGCCCGTCGGCGTGCTGCCGGTGCGGAAGAACGAACTGGCGTAGTCCTCAAGCGTCAAGCCGAGCGCGAGGGAGACGCGGAGTTGGTGGATCGGGTTGATTCCGCGCAACTCGCCTGGCATCGCGATGAGCGGGATGTGCAGGATTGTCTCCTGACCATAGACCGCTGTTGGCTGATTCTGCCCCTGGTGGATCTTGTATTTGATCTCGCGGCCTTCGCGGTAGATCTCCACGCGGCGCGGGTCAATGGCGCGCACTTCAAGCACCTCACCGCGTTCGTCGCGGGGCGCGTAGATGAAGGCGTTGCCATCAGTGTAAAGAGAGACCACGATCTCGCTGATGAGTTGGTTGATCGTGTAGGTCGGCTCGTCAGGGATCGGCGTGAGCATCCACGACGGCTTCGCGCCCGCTGGACGATACGGTCGTCGGATGCCGTTGTCGCGGCGGTAGGCGTCAAGCGGGAAGGACGAGACAACATCGGCGAGCAGCCGGATGCTGGCGTATGCCGCCGTGAGTCCAAGCGCCGCCTTCTGGTCAACCTCACGGTTGCCGAGGAACGGAACCTTGTCAAAGGCGAGCGGCGTGAGGTTTTGCAGCGTCAATGATCGCTGCTCGGATGAGGTGAAGACGCGACGCAGGATGCTCATTTAGTCCCTCCAGGTATAGCCGAGAGCGACAAGGACGGCACCCGTTGCAGCGATCAGGCTCAGCGGCTCGATGAGCCAGAGACCTGCGATGACAAGGACGATGCCCGACAACTCTAGGGTGGTTGATTTCATAGGGTGATGAACTCCGCTGCTTTAGGTGCCGCTGGCGCTTGTGCGTGGTAGCGGGCACGATCATACGCCATCACCGCGCACACGGCGAGGTCAATCTTTCGCGGGGAGCCTCGGTGCTCCTTGACGATACGAGGGCCGAAGCGGTCAATCTTGACCGAGCAGTTGTCTAGGTGGCGGCTCATCGCCGCATCACCGCCGTGGCTCACGGTCTCCTGCGTGACCGCCTCGTAGAAGGCGGCACAGGCGGGCACCATTCGGGCTGGACTCTGCGGGTAGAGCACCACCGGCAAGCCGTCGGTCTCCCACTTTTGCAGGGTTCTCGCCCATCGGTAGGGGTCTGCGCTGATCTCGCGCACTTGGTATTTCTTGCAAAGCTCGTACATTCGCGCCTCGACCTCGTCCATCGGCACCTGCCAATGTGGGTCGTCTAGGGGGCGCTCCCAGAGAGCAAGCGGCTGGATGAAGCCATCCTTCGTGCAGCCGACCATCGCCGTGCAGTCGCCGCTGAACGAGCCGTCAAAGCCGATGACGATCTCCTCGCCATCAAGGATCTGGCGCTCGCCTGCAAGCCGATCCCAGGCGCCGCCTGGTAGCCAGCCGGTTGCCGCCGTCACCCACTGGTTCATTCGCTTGGTGCGGAACTCTGCCTCTGGGATGCTCAGCACCGCCGACTCAAAGTCAGACGGATGGAGGAAGTCGCCATAGGCGGGGTTGGCTTCGGCCCAGACTTTCGGGTCAAGGTGATTGGCTCCGTCAGGAGCGCCGTGCCAACGGAAGAAGAAGGAGGGATCAGCGATCTCGCCTGCCTTGAGCCGCATCCCGTATTGCCAGAGCTTGAAGCATACGGTGTCTTGCCCACGGCTATCCGTGCGGCTACCAGCGGTCGTGATGCCAACGATGAGCGGCTGCTTCCGTGTACCAGAGCCGAGGTTCATCGTGTTCCAGAGCCTGTCGTCAGGCTGGATGTGCACCTCGTCAAAGACGACGGTGCTTGGATTCAAGCCCTCGGCGCGGGAGGCGTCGGCTGAGAGGACGCGGAAGACGGAGCCGGTGGACGGCATCTCAATCACATCGCGCATCACCCGTAGGCGCTGCGAGAGGATCGGATCTAGCTCGACCATCCGAGCCGCCTCGCGGAAGACGATCCGCGCCTGGGCGCGGTCGCCTGCGACGGCGTAGACCTCAGCTCCGACCTCATCCACGACAAGGCCAAAGAGCGCGATCCCAGCGCCGAGGAGCGACTTGGAGTTCTTGCGGGGCAGCCCGATGAGGGCGCGCCGGTGTTTCCGTAGCCCGTTCTCGTCTAGCTCGTAGAGGTCGTTGAGGATCTCTTTCTGCCAGGGGCGCAGGGTGATCTGCTTGCCAGCCTCGTCGCCTTTGGTCAGTCGGCAGAAGTTCTCAATGAAGTCCGAGACCTGGCTGCCCTGGCTATCTGGCTTTGCGGGCCGCCGAGATGAGGGCGTCAAGTTTGGCTGCCGCCGAGTTCGCTTGGGCATCTAGGTCTCCTGTCAGGCCGCTTCGTGCAGCCGGTGTGAGGCCCAGTTTCCCAGCAAGCTGGAGCATCAGCGTCGCGTTGTCGCGGACGATCTGATGTAAAGGATTCTTTACCAACTCGCCAGCCTGTCCCCGCGTGAGCGGGCCAGTCTCGGCATAGAGCCGGTCAGCCTCCCGATAGCGCACCGCTGCCTCGCAATAGAGGCGGAGCGTGTGCAGGTCTGCGGCAGTCAACATTCCCGTATGGGCGACCGCCTCGACCACCTCGTTCCAAACTTGGCGGGCCTCCGCGTTCAGTTCGGCTGGAGGGCTGAAGTCTGTGCGAGCCGGAAGTGGCTCGGAATAGTTGACTCGGCTAGGGCGCGTCTCGCCGCGCAGCAGCTTCAACCGAGTCGGCTGAGGTGCTGGCCCACGCTGTCCCATCGTCAACTCCGATCTATTTTCGTGCTCAATCCAAATCCTGAAACC